CTTCGTGCAGGGGTGGAAGTCCCCTGCCTTGACCTATGATAAGGAGATTTATTTCTTCGAGCCTTTGGAAAAAGAAATATCTGTTGAGGATATGCAGAAGATTGTTGATGCAAACGAAAAATTAGTTAAGGGGTTGTAAAACAATGAAATACATGGGAAGTAAAAACAGGATTGTAAAACACATACTGCCAATCATGCTTGCAGAAAGAAAGCCCGACCAGTGCACTATCCGGCACACCAACAAACATACTGCTCTCAGCATTTTTCAGAGAGAACAAAAAGTATGAAAGATGGACGCAACTCGTGGAGGAATATGCAACACAGATACCGAAACTAAAAGTCGCATTTGCATGGAATCATGCAAAGGTATGTTTAATCAAAACGCAATGCAACCGGCATATCGTGTTTGAAGGCAGTGGCAACCTCTCAGACAATGCGAGAATTGAACAATACATACTGGAGGATAACAAGGAGGCATACAACTTTCATTATAACTGGATAAAGGAACTGATAAATGGCAAAATTGAAACTAACCCCCAAAATGCTTATCACTGTAGAAGCGATGGCAAGACACGGGGACACTGACAAAGCAATATATGAAAAGCTCGGCATTTCTCATCAAACATTTTACAGGTGGCTGAATAAGCATGGTGAGTTTTGTGAAGCATATAAACGTGGTAAGGCATCAACCGACGCACAAATCAACCTAATCTGCGAATCTGCTCTAGAGAGGCTAATTATCGGCTGTGAATATAAAGAAAAGAGAACCGAGCTAATAGCTAACCCAAGCGACCCCCAAAATCCAAAAATACAAAAGCAAATAATAACCACAAAAAAAATAATGCCTAATTTAGGGGCGATTATCTGGTGGCAAAAGAATCGGGATGGCTTGAGATGGATAGACGGCAACTACCAAGAACAGCAGCAGTTTGGCGACAAGCGAGTTATTGGCTTTGACTTCGTAGAGATTAGCGAATCCGAAATAAAGGCACAGGCGAAGCTATACAAACATCAGGCACAGTTCGTCAACACAGCACAGCTGTATCCGGCATTGGTAGGAGGCTATGGATCAGGCAAAACGTTCTCCGGCATCAGGCGTTTCTTAAAGTTAGCAGAGATGAGAAACAAGCAGGGCATTAAAGACCCGCTATTCTTTTACGGAGCCCCGACCCGAGAGCTCATAGATACGATATTCTTATTGGAGCTTGAAGAGACGTTACAAGGATACGGGATACCTTACAAGCACGACCAAAAGGGACACATCTTTTATGTCTATTCAAAGGACTTCCCGTTCAGGATAAAGCTATTGACATTAGACAAAGATAATTGGCGTAGGATAATCGGATTTGAAGCTACGGACGGGTGGCTTGATGAGTTCGATATATTACCGATAAAGCATCAGCCGGAGATCTGGAGAAAGTGTATAGGTAGGTTAAGGAAGTGTGACAAAGCAACTTTAGCAATTACGACGACACCGGAAGGTCACAAATACGTTTATCAGCTTCATGAAGAAAAGAAGATTGAGTTAATAACCGCTTCTTCTGACGATAACAAGTCGCTCCCTCAATCATACCTGGACGAATTAGAGGGCAACTATGACGAGCAGCACATCAAGATGTACAAGCACGGAGAGTTCGTTAACTTAGCCGGAATGCAGGCAATATATCAATTCAAGCGGTCACGTCTTATAGACCCGTTAAATTATGACGATCTGCCGGAGAACCTAACGGTGGGCATAGACTTTAATGTGGATCCGTTCTGCTTAACCGTTTCAGCAATGATAGACGGAGTGAAGATCACCTTCGACGAGTTCTATATCCGCAACTTAGCCGGAGCCGGCAGTTATGAAAGTTACACAGACAAGGCAATGAACATACTCCTTGCGAAGTACCCCAATCAATTCTATAATGATAATTATTTAGATAAAAATGCGAAGCGAGTGTTTAAGCTTGAAGCCAGACCAGATATGACCGGAGCAGCGCGTAAGACTTCTGCCGGAACTACTGACTTGAAGATAATAAGAAAATATATGTTGACAATAAAAGGATCATGCAATCCGCTTGTCTCAGAAAGATTAAAGGTTGCTAATATCAGTATGGCAAAAGAGCAATGGAAAATAACAAGTAATTGCACGGAGCTAATCACAGATTTAGAGTATGTTGTTACAGACCAATACGGTGAAATTGTCAAAGACGGATCAGAGCAGGGGCGGTACAGGGGACATTTACTTGATGCAGTTACTTACGACGTTTATCACGAGTTCAAACACATAAATGGACACAGACCAACCGTTACGGCAAGGTGCTTATGATAACTAACAGATATTTTGACATAGAAAGCAGCAAGTCAAGAAGCAAATGGGAAGCAGACTTTCAGCGGAGGTTAGAAGCTGCCAAATATATTGACTTTCTTAACAACGAGCAGCTACCGCATACTATAGAGCACCTGACAACGCTCTTCCCGAACACGATTGAGCAAATAAAGCATTATATAAAGATCGAGTTTTTGACTTCACAGCTAATAGATAAGCTGTCGATAATGTTTCAGGAAGACCCGGTGATCGTTGTTGACGGGATAGCTGATTCACAGCAAGATTCTTTAGACGCGATATTAGACCGGGTAAAGCTCATCAGCTTCTTAGATTTTGCCCAGCAGTTAGCAAATAATTACCTGAAAGTAGCGATAATGCCACGCTGGGACAGCAAGCGGAAAGAAACCTATTTGCATTTGATAACGCCAGACGAGATGATCGTTGTTCAAGACAGCGATAGACCACAGATTGCCGATGCAGTTTTAATCAATATTGGTATCCTGGAGAATACACACCTGAAGGCCGAGTACGTGAACCGGTATATGTATATTGACAGCGATGTTATTTATGAGTGCGAACTTAATAGCGAAACGGGCAAGATATACAAAAAGTGCAATGAGCAGAAGAACCGGTACGGCAGGATACCTATTGCTTTCTTTTCAGTTTACCCCTGCTTGAAATCGTTCTGGGGTGACAAGAAGAATGACATAATAGAGACGAACCTCTTTATTAATGAGCACAAAACAGACCTGTCCATAATGATACATTACCAAGCTTTTTCAACATTGGTGAGAAAGGGAAACGCTGAATGGTTAGCTGAGGTGCCCGTCAAGTTTGGTCCGCAATTCTCTGTAGACATAGCGACAGATCCGTTAGGTGCAGGCGACCAAGAAACCGATGTTAAGTATATAACACCTTCTGTAGAGATTGAAAGTGTCTCGAACTACATTGACAAAGAGATCATCAAGCTTGCTCAGGCTCACGGGATTTCAGCAAGGGCGTACAGGGGTGAGACCGGAGAGGCTAACTCAGGCTATTCGATAAAGCTATCTATGCTTGATTTAATAAAGAGAAACATCAATCAACGCAAGCATTTTGAAGAGCCGATAAAAGAACTAATCCGACACATTATGGCGACCGAGCAGATAGCGGCAGAGGGCGTCAGATTCGGCAGTTTGGAGCAGATATACAACAGAGACATAGATATTACCTTTGGCGATATAACTATTGAGGAAGACCCCACTATTGAGCTTGACAACGACATCAAAGCAGTAGCCGGCGGTTTTGCTTCTCCGGTGGACATTATAATGAAGCGATACCCGAACCTTACTGAAGAAGAAGCAAAAGATAAATATGAAGAGATAATCGCAATTAAGCAGGGCAGGCAGCGAGAACCTGACCAGATAGACAGGATGATAGACGAACTATGAACCCATTATACAACCATTTAGACAAATACGGCAGTATAATTGAGCAGGTAGTCAAGCAGGCGAATCAGCGAATGCAGACACTTCTGGCGAATTATACCGTTGTCAATGGCAGGTTGGTTTTATCTGAAGAGAATGTTGCATACACAATGGACTTGGTGGACAGGTTGTATTCGACACTGAACGAAGCGGGATATGGTAGGTTTGCCGAGAAGTACCGTAACGACTTTATGAATATCTACAAAGAGTTTAACGCAGCTAAAACCCAGACCTATAACTTCAATTTCCTGCCAAAAGACAAGGCAGTATTGCAGGCTATTTCTACGGCGAATTATGAAGGGCTGTTCAGGGTGGAGAGAGAGGTTGCGAATACAATCCAGCGATTAGCAACAGATTATGTCCTTACCGAAAGACCGATTGCCGATTTAGCTAACGAGTTACGGGAACAATTAGAGGGCAGGTTACAACGATATGCTAAAACGCACGTTGAAACCTCTACCCGTCAGGCTATCCAGAAAGGTCAGGATTTAGTATTGGACAACGAAGGGATAGAGCCTAAAGACAGATATTATGAGTATGTGGGACCGCTTGACGGAATAACGAGAGAGGAATGCGTAGAGGCGGTCACGCAAAGATATTTCACAGAAGAGGAGAGATTAGATTTTGAGTCAGAATATGGTGTGCGTTACAATTGCCGGCACGTTTTTCAATACATCCCGAAAGCAGTTTACTATAAGGTAGGTAAAAAATGACATATTTACAAAACGTTGCTGTAAGTTGCCTGTTGTTCTT